TTACTAACTCTAAATAATTCTTCAAAGTATTCTTTTTTTGGTTTCATATCTATTTTATCCCATTTAGCAATGTCAATCCCATAAGGCGGGTCTACAATAGCAAGGTCAAAGTGATTATCTTCATACCTTGCCATTAATTTCATATTATCTTCGTTGGTTATTTTCATTCTGTTCTTAATTTTAAAAGGTTGTAGCACTCAATGTATCTTTGTTTTGCTTTCCCCTTGTATTCTTGTTTAAATAATTCGTACATTCTCTTTGTGTATTGATAATGGCTTGTACAGTCTTTTAAATAGTTCTCTGCAAACTTCTTACCCTTTCCTTTAAAATAGTTCACGTTGTCAGCAGTATCACCTACTATCATTTGCTCATAGAAGTTGTATAAAGCCTCATCTTCTGTTATATCTAAAACTTGCTTATGTTTATAATGGTAATTGTACATCATACAAGGGAACTGCTTATAGTCTTTGTCAATTGATACTATCATTACATTATCCCTTCCAAACTCTTGTGAAAGATTAAACCAGTACCTCGCAACCATATCATCTGTTTCGACTCCATAACCATAAACTGAATTGTGATTATCTTTTACCCATTGATGCATATCATTAAGTAAAGGTGGAATCTGTGAATCTTTTCTATTGGCTTTGTATTTATCAGTTATTAGCTTTCTAAAATTGCCCTTTGAACCATTAAAGATAATTACCTTATCAATATCGTAGAAGTCCTCTAAATGATTTACAATACCCATTAACTGTTCGTTGAACTTATCCGAAGCATCTGATAGCTTTTCAAAGTAAGGGTTATCATCTGGTGTTTCTCTTTTACGATAACAACTTGCAAATATTAAACTATCTGCATCTACTAGCAAAATCATTGTTGACCAGCTTTATAACATTCTCTACTGCAATATCCTTCTTCCGATATACTTGTACCACATTCATAACATTCAAACTCATTATCAAGTTCGTTTAAGTAATTGTCTAAATCGTAATCTAATTGTGTCATCTGTCTATTGTTTGTTTTATATATTGTTTTTGTTGTTCTTCTAAATATGATATTTCTCTTTGTAAATAATCTAGTGCTTTGCGTAAGTCTTGTAGTTCATCCTGCTTTTTACCTGCACGTGCTACATACTTTAAAATGTTACCTCTGTTAAAGTTTAAAGAGTAATCTTTACATACATCTATAATATCATACCCTTTTCCGTTCTCGTAGTGAATCTGTGTTGCTCTCATATTACATTTACTTTTCCGTTCTTAAAATGCTCACATACCAATCCAGTTGGTAATATAACAACCTTAACTGGTTTGATGTTTAAGTTTACTAATTGTGTTTTGATAATTCTTTTAATTGTTTTCATCTTGTTTTGTTTTTAATTACTATGCAAATATACAAAACTTTTTTTAATTACAAACAATTTAGTTAATAAAATTTACAATTATTTTTAAACTTTATTATAAATCCTTGTAAAACAAATAGATAACATACCAAAATAAATTGAAAAATCTTTCTCAATTACATCTTCTTCTATAAATGTTTCTTCCATAACGCCCAAAAGAATACCCTTAAAGATGTTTAATTTTAATTCATAACCTAGATATTCCATTTGTCTTTCATTTTAATAAATTCAGAATAGTTTTCGCTTAACTTTAATTGAACTATGTCTTTTAATAGTTCTTCTCTTTGCTGAATATTAATTCTATCAGATAACTGATTCAGCTTTTGAATGATTTCTTTTTTCATTGTTTCTATCGTATCATTATTATTTACCATTGCAGCTTGGCTTTCCTCTAAAAGATAGCAAGGCTTCATTACTTTATTATTTTGCCACATTGTAGTAGATGGACAATACTTATCAACTGGCTCTGGCATTTTTATATCATTCAACCAAAACATATAATTTGCTTTAGGGTCGTTAACAAAATAGAAAGCAACCTTACCAGTAGCCATTAGCTTATCGTATTTGAACTTTTCCAACATTTTAGTAGGATAATACTTATTTCTAAATTTCATCTCTATAACGCATTCCTTTCCTTTCGGCGTTAATCCTTCTGCATCCCAACTTTCAGAACCTTCTCCAGTCCATTTCAGTTTCCATCCATCTAAATTTAAAATCTTAATTGTCGCTTGTTCTAGTTGATGTTGTTTGTTCAAATCTTTTATTTTTGGTTATAAATTCTATCCATATCTTCAATCCACATTCTGTAAATCTTTCCATTACAAGAACAAGGCTCGTGATATTTATGATTGTAATATTTAGCGTGTAAGTTACATAAAATTTTTTTATATTCTGGTGGTAATTTATTTGAAACATTTGCTTTGAAATCAATCCAAATTTCTTTATCTTTTAATTCCATAAATCTATATCATTTAGTTTTTCTTGTCTTTTATCGCACCCACAATCTTCTCCCCATATTTTTTTAACCACCCACTTAATTCCGGTGTAGTAAGTTATTCGTTCAATCAAATCTCCTAGTTTCATAATAGTTTATCTTTTAGTTTATCTTTGGTTTTGTTATATGTATTGTAAAGAGAAGCATAAGTTATACTTGTATCTCTACTTAATTCAGCCACACTTTTACCTTTTGCTACTAATTCAAATACTTTTTTATCGTACCAGAATAAATCATCAGAAGCATCCAAGTAGCTATTTAAAAACTTCTCATATTGTTCTTCATATTCTAATGGATCAACCTCCTCAAATTGTTTGTCAATCTCATCCAACGAAACTTTTTTAATCTTTGAACTAGCACGAAGATACTGAACATAAATACCTCGTAATTGTTTGAATACATAGTAGTAATTTACTTGTTCTCCATACCAAAGGTTCTTACCTTCTCTTTCGTATCTTATAAGGTAAATGTACATCTCTTGCACAATATCTTCTGATATATTCTCTGGACATCCAAAAGACTTTACTATGTTTACCCAAGTCTTGTGTTTCTTGTATGCTAATTCAATTAATTTTGACATAAATTTAAAATGGTATTTCTATATGTTTAGGTTTTTGCACTACATAATCTTTTAAAGGGTCGTAGATGTTTCCAACTACAAATGGCAATCCGTATTTGTTTACGCTAAAATCAAAGTTATCAAATGAATAACCTCTACTTAATTTACACATAACTGTAATATTTTCTTTGTGTACTGAATTAGGCTCTAATGCTATTGCAGTTTCACATTTCTTGTAAAGGAAACTTCCTAAATGTCCAGTAGCTTTATCACTTCCGTAGTTACTATGAATAACTGTTATTATATGACAATCATATCTTGCACTCCATTCCATTATCTTTTGAACACAAAGGTTTGATTCTTCAAGGTTATTTACATCGCTTACAAGGTCTGCAATTCCATCTATAACAACTAATCCATTATTGCCTTTATTTTGTTCCAATGTCCATTCAATAAATTTTAATCTTTGCTTGTAGTTTATAGTTCTTAAAGCATAAGTTATATAACATCCTAAATCTTTTAATCCTGCCATATCCTCAACTCGTTTAAAAACTCTTTGACTATGCCAATGGCCTTGCTCTGTATCAAAGTGCATTAAACATCTGCCATTTCTATTCCCTCTTATATCTCCTCCATAATTATTTTTACCACTCAAATAAACACTAGCTAAAAGTGATACAAAAAAAGTTTTCTTGGATTTTGGTGCTGCTTGTACAAAAGAGAAGTTTCCATAAGTTCCAATTGGTATTGGTATCTTTAAATCTCCATCTTTTGTTGATATTATTTTTTCTCCTAAACTTAAAGCAGTTGGAGGGTATTCAACGATTTCATCAGTTGTAATCCTGCACTCCTCTGCAATTAGTTCCATTTCCATTTGTTCTATTGTCTGTTCTTCTGTCATCTTGTTTTAATTTTTCCAAATATATAAAAAAAGCTATGCTTTTATATAAAAAAAAGGGTGGCTTTTACACCACCCAATTAATTTAAAAAGGAAAATCAGAATCTACTGTTGCAGCAGCAACTTCTTCTTTAACCTCTTTCTCCGCATTTACGATAGTTCCGTTATTCCAAACAACCTTTCCATTTCCTAAATATGTTTTAGGCTTTTTCTCTTGGTTTTCTTCTTTGGTTTGAGAAACATAAACTGTCGCATTGTTTCCGAATCTAGTTTCATCGTTAACTGACATAGTCAAGTTCACATAAACTGCTCCATCTTTACCTGCAACAAATTTCTCTTTTGGTAACTTGTCTACT